ATCTAATCGCCCGCGCGGTAATGTCGGCGCGTCAATTCAATCCAATAAAGGAAACCAAACTATGACCCGTTCCATTGCCGCCATCGCCCGCGAAATTCGCGCCGACTGGCGCCCGGTAAACTTCGCGGCGGCGCCCTACCTGGACGCCATGGCAGACCTTGACGCCATTACGGACGATTACGGCGCCGATACTGGCGTGATGATCGTTGCCTATTTCCTTTCGAACGCGTCATCCTGGCGCGGGGAAACGGCGCGGCGCGTCAAGGCCGAACTTAAATCAGCGTTGAAGGGTTAGGATCATGACAATCCAATTTAACGTCAATGCTACTCTTTTCGCCCGCGTCGCAAATGCGCAATCGACAGAAGAAACCCGCTACTATCTGCAAGGTGTTTCGATTGAACCGGCGCCGCATAATCTGCCAGGCGTCACCCTGACCGCGACGGACGGAAAGGTGCTAGTGTCAGCCTATGACGCGCAAGGGACCGTCACGGCGCCCGTGATCGTCAAGGCCCCGGCTCACGTCCTGAAAGCCTGCAAGCCCTACAAATCCGGCGCCGAGCCTCACTTGATCGGCGATGCAGGGACCATCGTCGTCGTCGACGACAAGGGCGCGGAACAAATCGCGCGAGGAACAACCATTGACGGAACCTTCCCGGAATGGAAACGCGTCATCCCGCAAGATATCGGAACCGGGACCGGCGCCGTGTTTGATCCCTCGATCATGGCGACGCTAGCGAAGGCGCTTATTCAGCGCAAAGAGAGCGGCCTAATCGTTCGCGGGGTTGACGCGCTATCGCCCCACCTTGTGTTTGGCGACGATGACCGAATGGTAGGCGTCGCAATGCCGATCCGGGCGCCGGACGCCGATACGCGCGCCTTGCCGCAATGGGCCGTCCGCCCGGTGACCGCATGATCGGGCTCTTACTGGCGACCGCCGCCGGCGGCGCCCTGGCCCTGGCCTACCGCCTCACCCTGCCATTGTGGCGCGCTCTGGCCGATAGGATTTAAGCCCATGCCCCAATTCGACTCGTGGGACGAATTTAACGATTACTGGGACCGCCGCCAGCTTCGGCTCTGGGCCGAAGAAGAAGCCGCCGACGACGAACAATCCGAACCCGAAGGAGAACCCGATGCTGAATAGCTACCGAATGATGGAAACCGAAGCCCTGGTTGAGGCTGGCCTAGCCGCCGGCGACGACCTGGCCCAGGCCCTGGCCGAACGCCTGGATGATGCCGACGCGGCCCTTGGCATGGCCGACCACCTGGCCGGCGACGTGGCGCAGTTGCGCGCGTTCCTGGCCGATGCTGAAACCGAACTGGCCGCGTGCCGCGCCGCCGAACTGACCGGGGGCCACCATGCCCAATAACGTCCAGCCGATGAACCCGGCCCGCATGGCGCACCTCGCGCCGGGTGACTTCTCGATGCTGGTCCTGCGCGACGTTGCCGCCAGTCTCGACCAGGCGCGGGGATGTCTTGAACGATGCAGCGACGCCAACCCGAACGATCCAATCGTTCTGGCCCGCGCCCTGACCATACAAATTTTGGCCGAAGCCCTCGACCAGTACCTTCTAGCCACTGGAGATCAACCAATGCCGTCCGAACAACCTAAAATGCCCTTCGACTCACACTCCCGCCAACTGGCTGGCAGGGGCGCGAACCAGGACATGGGCCTGACCGCGTTCGAGGTGGCTGAGATCCGCCGCCGCCCCAGCACCTCGCGCAGCAACGCGGAGCGCGTCCTGATCGGCGCCGTGATCGGCGGCGCGTGTGTCCTGGCCGGTGTTGTCGGGGCGCTGTTGATATGGTCCGCCGCATGAACCGGGATCACTTTCTGGCCCATGTGGGCCGCACCCTGGCCGATCGCGGCGACGCCTACGGCGACGCTCTGGACCGTGTGGCCGTGCGCTGGTCGCAAACGCTAGGCGTGCCGGTGACCCCGGCCCAAGTGTGCGTGTGCATGATCGACATGAAACTGGCCCGGCTGGCGCACAGCTACCACGCCGATGGTGTGCTGGACGTCGCCGGGTACGCGGCCCTCCTGTCGGAGGTAATGGGAGATGGCCGGTAACGCGTACACGAACCCGTGGGACGCCGCGCGGCTGCGGCAACTGATCGCCCTGTTCGAACAGGGCCTGAGCGCCGGGCAGATTGCAAAAAAAATAGGCTTCACCAGCCGCAATGCGGTGATCGGCAAGTTGCGCCGGCTGCGCCGCCAGCAGGTGATCGGCCCAAGCAAGAACCCGCCTTGCAGACGCGCCAGCGGCCCGGCCCCGGCCCAGGTCGTGGCGACCTACCCGCCGCGCCCTGCGGCCCCTGCGCGCCCGCCGCGCGCGTACGTCAAACGCGTCGCGCCGGACAGCCACCCGGAGCCTGGCGGCGATCACGCGGCCAAGCTGCTAGACATTGGGCCGAACGGGTGCCGATGGATCGAGGCGCCGTTCGCGCACGGCGCTGGCGCAAGTCAAGCCATGTGCGGGGCGCAGGTTATAGCGAAGGGGAAAGCGTACTGCGCGCACCACCATGCCCTCGCGTACTGGCCAGAGTCGCTGGCTGAGTCGCGGCGGCGCCAGGAGAAGCTCACCCGCACCGCGGTATACTTCGACCGGCGGCGCTAGCGGATCGGAACTACCTTCTCGGCTATATTTTGCAGAGGCGACGGGTTACCCGTCGCCTCTGCTTCGGCCATCCGGCGCAGATCTGACTTGTTCAAATGGCTCATGGCTGGCGCCGAAAATATGTGGCGCTTACTGGTCAACTCTTTGGACCCTATGCGGCCATGATTAGTCCAGTTCGCTTCCTTGAACGCGTGTAGCAGCGCCGCGATCGGTATCTTGATGTGGGCCGGGACGATGCCCGTGCGGGCGATACGGTCCAGCAGCGTGTGGAACGGCCCGCCAGCTACGCCGCTGGCGAACGGCCCGGCCCGCGTCCGCATCATATCGACCAGGAAAGATTCGGCGCTACTCATGCCGTGTTCGACCATGTTGATCTTGAAGTCAGTGACCGCCGGCGCAGCCGCAGGGTTGAACCGGGACACGTCGCGGTCTAGCAGCCACCGGGCGATAGTCTCGAACCCGCCAGCCTGGTACCAGGCCCACAGGTCGCGGGCCTCGTCGGCGTCCATGCGCGGCGCTTCGGACCACAGGCAGAACCAGCGGCGATCCTGTGACGGGATGCTGATCGGCAGGGGATCGTTAGTGAACGCCAGCACGAACAGGCGGTTGACCATCTGATAGGGATGGAGGCCCTTGCGGTTGATCGTCAGGGTCTCAGGCGGCGCCGCGATGATCGGCTTGAGCTTGTTGGCCAGCGCGCGGCGCTCGCGGGCCTCCGGCTCCTTGAGTTCGTTCAGGATCATGACCTCGGCTTCGAGGTCGTAACCCCACTGCGAGGTCAGGTTATCGTTGTCTACGATCGACCGGTTGCGGTGGTTGGGACCAGCCACCGCCCAGATGAACGGCGCCCACATCGTGTCCTTGCCGCAGCCCTCGTCGCCGCCGTGCAGGATCGCATGGTTGATCTTCACACGCGGGTGCTGGACCTTGAAGGCCATAGCGTCGAGGCAATGCTTCAGCTCGCTAGGCTCTGGCAGCATCGCCTCGCAGTGCGCCATCCACCGGGACACGTCACCGGGCGGGACCGCCGACACGTCAGGGCGCGCATCGATCCAGCGGTTGCCGTATAGCTGCCCCTCGCGGGACACGAACACGGTGTCGCCGGGCGCGTAGGTGATGCCGGCCAGGGCCTTGGCGCCAGCAGCCTGGCGGTTCTCGTCGAAACAATGCCCCGGCAAGATCCTGTGTTTAGCGTTGTGGACTGATCGACAATCGATGTGACGGTAGACGGCGTTGAACGCGGCGCGGGTGACCTCCTCACGCTCCTGGATGTCGAAGTAGGCGTCGTCGGTCTGGATATATGCGTACCGTTCGAACCACGCCGACTTCTCGACCCGGCCCCGCTCCTTGCGCTCGACCTCGGCGATGACCCGCGCCGCAACGTCGGGGAACGCCGCCGTGGGCGTTAGCTTGTCCAGCGCCAGCATCATACGCTGGGCCAGCAAGTCGTCGCGCAGGCCGTGGCTTACACGCGGCCCGCCGTTGTCGCCGACCCAGTCGAGGAACGTGCGGCTGTCCAGGTGGACGCAATGGCCGTGGAAGCAGTCGAACGAACGATCAACAGGCTTGTAGCGGGCCTCAAGGATGCCGTCTGTATGCTCGGCGCTGTTAGGGCATACTATCGACAGCCAGCCGTCACCGTTGGGGTGCGACAGGACCAGACCGTTATCGTTCAGCCATTGCAGGACCGTGTCCTGGCCGGTGTCGCGCAGGGTGATGGACTTTAGGTCGCCGCCGTCGTCCTCGCCGGGCGTGACGCCCAGAGCCTCGCAGATCTGATCCAGGGTGTAGGCCCTGTCCGGGTGAAACTCGACCAGCCGCGAGGCAAACCTGTCACGCCCAGGCTTGATGTTGATCGACCCTGGTATGCGGAAGTTGCGGACGGCGTTTGTGGCGCCGGGATCGGTATAGCCCGCCTTGGCAATGGCACTGATGGCGGCAGTAAACCGGCCCTTGGTGGGCTGGTCGCTAAAACCGTAGCCCCACTGGAAACACCCCAGCGACGTCTCCATGATCCAGGTCGGGTCAATCGGTGGCGTCTTGGACTTGGTGCCGATGTCGTCCAGCATCATGACCAGCACGAAGTCGCAGAACTCGCGCGCGGCGGACACCTTGCCCTTTTTGAATCGGTCCAGGATGTACGCGCCCGTGTTCAAATACCAAGCCTCGTCGTCCTTGATCGCGTGGGTGGGCAGGAACGACGGGTAGGTACACTTCAGCATCCCGTTGCTGTGATATTGAAACTGGCCGTTTTGAAGCCACGGCGTCTGGCGCACCAGCAGGGCTGTCTCGTCCTCCATCGCCAGGCCGGTGATGTAGTCGATGAATGTTTGGCGGTCAGCCATTTCGTCCCTCATTTCCCATATCTCGTCATTGTCGCCACCTCGGCGTCGAGGGGCAGGCCCTCGGCCCATGCGGGCGGTGTTCGCATGATGTCTAGCAGTGCTGCCGCAGCACGCGGCGCGTCCTCGCACTCCAGCACAATTTCGTCGTGGACGTGCGACACAACCTCGTGCCCGGCCAGGTCCAGCCGCCGCAGCGCGTCGCGCAGCAGATCGTGGGCGATGGCCTGGGTGATGTTCTCGCACGCCAGACCCGTCCAGAGCCGCGCGCGCGGCCACTCCTTAGCGTCCGCAGCGGGCTTCCACGCCGCCTTCGCATAGGTCGGCCCGTCCTCGTCCAGACGTGCGAAAGGATAGCACAGGACGCGGCCAGATGGCAGGATGTACCAGAGGTGCTGGCCGTCGTAGTAGTAGGTCACGCGGCCCGCGCTGTACTCGTCGCCGGGGTAGCGCAGCGCCGCCGTGTAGGCCCGCTCAAGATCCTGCCAGTACGGCACCGACCACGGGTTAGCCAGGCGCCATGCGTTCACCATGCGCCTGGCCTCGCTCTCGGCCATGACGACGCTGTAGACGCGGCCCATCGCCGCGAACGCCCCCACGCCGCCGGCGAAGCCACACGCGAGTTCCTGGACCTTGCCGACCTGGCGCTGGGCCTTCGTAACGTCCGCGACCGGCACCCGGTAGGTGGCGGCGGCGTTGACCTTGTAGATGTCCTCGCCTGACCGGAACAGCTCCAGCTTGTCAACGCCAGCCGGGAGGTTCGACGCCCAGGGTGTGACCCGCGCCTCGACCGACGCCCAGTCGGCGACGACCAGGCTCTTGCCGGGGGACGCCATCAGTGACGGGCGCAGCATACGCTTGAGGACGTCGGTGACGCGCTTGCCGTGCAAGGGGACGATCTTATGCCCGCGCACGATAGCCTGGCGCACCGTCTCAGGATCGTCAGCGCAGACGCGCGGGAAGTTGTGGACCTGCAACCCGAACGATGACGCGCGCCCAGTAGCAGCACCGCCCGCGAACACGAACGCGCCGCGCACCCGGTGGTCCTCTGCGTCGGCCAGGGACGCCGCCCGACTGAACTTGGCGACGCTCGACGCCCACAGGTCGTCGGCGCACTGGATGACCTCGGCCACGTCCGGCGGCACCTCGGCGGGGTTCTCCTCGGCCAGCACCAGCAGGCTGGCGCGCACGTTACGGTCGATGGACATCTTGGGGACGCCGTCCTTTATGACGGTCGCCAGCTTGAGCGCCTCTGGGCCTACCCGGTCCAGCACCCAGCCGCGCATCTTGGGGCTGCGTACGCTGGTGATGGCGCCGTCCGTCACCTCGCGCACGATGTCCTGGATCTCGGCCATCTCAGCGCCGGCGTAGCGCACCGCGGCCTGCGCCAGCGGCAGGTCCAGCAGGACGCCCCTATCGTTAATCCGCTCATTTACATGGTAGTCCGCCAGTTCGTCGGCAGACAGGTCACGCATGGCCTGACTGAACGCCCGCGTAGCGCGCACGTCCTGTTCGCAGTAGGCCACCATCTCGGCCATCTTGGCGGGATCAACGCGGAACTGGCCGTCCGCTTGCGGGATCGACAGCAGCCGGATCAGTTGTGATCCTTTATGATCTTTTTTGATCCCGGCGCCAGCGAACCGCCCCACGTCCTCAAGGCTACCCGGCGCGCAGTTGGCGCGGGCCTGGCTGGCGGTGCAGTAGAACTGCTCCAGCTTGAAGTCGATCTGTAAGACGTACCAGAAGATCAGGCGCTCGAACGCGGCGTTGTGCGCGCGGATCTGGCCTGTATGATTACGCACCTGATCGGGGAATGGGTCACCGGGGAGCCAGGTCACCACGTCGCCGTCGTCGAAGGCGTAGGACATACACAGCACCTCGGTGCTGGCGTCCTGCGCGTAGTTGTAGACGCCGCGCGCCTTGAGGTCGCACCGGCTTCGGGTTTCAAAGTCACACCAGAGCATAGCTAAACCTATGTTTAGACACACGCGGCACGCGCACGATGTCTGCATCTGCGGGAACATGCGCCTTTCGGCTGTATTTACGGCCTGTGCGACCATCGGCGTAATCAAAGCGCGGCGTCTTACGTTCGCCGTCTGTCTTTCCGTCCGCCGTCCAGTTTGCAGCGCGGTATATCGTTCCTGCGTGTCCTGCGGATGGATCAGCATACGATACCAAAGCGTGTACTTCGGGCCGCAACCGCTTGATGTATTTTACGGCCTGCGCGATCAGATACGTTTCGGCATTTGCAGGAATGTCGTCGGCGACCCAAAGCCGCGCCAATTCCCACGTTAAACCGCCGTATCGCTTAAATGTCTCTCGCGGAGGCAAGGCAAATACGATGACGCCTTCCACTCGGTCGCGGCAAAACAAACCCAGCGTCATTACACAGACGCCCGGCCACTTTCCTAAATAATGTTTTTGAATCATGGGTGCTGCGTCCGCGCGCGCTACGGGAGCGACACGGCTGACAGCGCGCCATGCTTTATCAAAGGTAGGCCCTTGCGGTTTCATGCTGTGATCGCTCCGGTGGGAGCGGCATGTGACCGCCGCCCCCACCATCGCGGTTCCCTTCTCAGATCGCACGCCGGCGACGGCGCGGTTCCTCGACAGGGGCGGCTTCTTCCTCGGGCTGACCTTCCGAGGCTTCCGCCGATTCTGCGGTATCAATACCAGTCCAGCGGACGAGTTCAAACACCGGAGTGAAGATCCGCCCGTAGGACTTGTGCTGGTAGTGTTCCTTCTTGAGGCGCACCACCGGCACAGGCTTGGTCTGGTCCTTATCGACCTGTTCGGCGATTTCGACAGCCAGTGTCTGGACCGCACGCTTGCCGCCGACCGAAGTCACCGAATAGCGCGCCTCCATACCTTCGTCTTCGCCGCTCATGCAGCGCAGGCTCATGCCCACTTGCATTTCCCAGCCCCGTTTCGCACCCGGAGGGGCCACGTCGAGTTCGGGCAGCGGTTCAGCAACGCTACCCATCTTCTCGCCGAGAACCTCGCCGTCGCCCCAGGCGATGTAGCCGTGGACGAACGAGAACGGGTTGATCGCCCACGTCGCGTCGTCTTCGACTTCCGTCTGGTCGGCGCCGAACACCCAGTGGCCGGTCTTATCCATTTTCAGGATAGCCGTACCAACGGGGCCAACAGCGGCCTGGATGGAGCGAAGCGCCGACGAGAGCGACTTAACAGACGGCAGACCAGCGCCGCCGAAAGCAGTCAGAGCATTAGACATTATGTCAGTTTCCTTTAGTGAACCATTTTGGCCAGGGCAGCAGTTATTTGCTGCCCGATTTGCAACGCGCTGGGCCGGGGATCGCTCTCCGGGGCCAACGTGTTACCCGATGATACCGCAACGGTCAGACCGTCCGGTAAAACTTGTTTCGTCTTCTTCAGGGCCTTCTCGGCCTGCGCCGGCGACACCAGCTTGGAGACGTACAGATCTTCTTCCTCCAGCCCTGCTTCTTGCAGGCTCTTGTGGGCGACGTTCTCATCGACCCACTGGCGCGTCGCCCGCTTGGGCACCAGCTTCCAGCCCGGCACGCTCGTGCCCGTCTCGATCATGGCGTGCGCCAGCCCGCGCAGGTCTGACAGCCACTGTTCGATCAGATCGGCCTGGTCGAGGTACGCGCCGATGGACCCCGCGTCCAGCGAGGTGACCTGCGTCTTGAGCGCCCGGTCTGCGGCGCCGGTCATCAGCGGGCACACAACCTTGGCCGGGCACCAGCGGCAGTGGTCGCCCATCTTGAGCGCGGCGTCCGGGGCCTGCGCCCGCTCGACGGCCACGGTCAGGTCGTACTCGAACTGGCGCACCCGCTCGACCGTGGTCGTCCACCGCTTCGTGTACGGCGGCTGGACGATGATTAGCTCGACCTCGGTGGCGTCTATGAACGCCCACGCCGTCTCAGGCGTCCGCATAGCCGCAGCAGCGTAGAACAGCAGTTGCTCGTTTTCTTCCGGCGATACCATGACGCCGTCGCCGAACTTCCAGTCCAGCACGATAGCGCGGCCATCCAGGTTGCCGAGCAGATCAGTGCTACCGAAGACGCCGGGGATCAGATCGCCGAACCCCACCTTGGCTTCGGCCATGAACACCATATCATGCGTGGGGTCGATCTCATCCAGCGCGGCGAGCGCCGGGGCCAGCTTGCGGTCGATCAGATCCTCGGTCAGCACGATGCCCTCGTACTCGGTCCCCAGATAGAAGGACGGCGGCTGGCTATGCTCCAGCACTCTGGAGATGATGTCGTGCAGCAGGGTGCCCTCGTCGGCGTACTTGCTGGATGGCCGGGGCGGGACGGTCGCGGACAGCGCCACCGAACCGGGGCAGTGCATCACGCGCTTGGCGGTCGAGCCGCCGACGATCTTGGAGTGCGCGGTCATTATACTTCGCATGCTATAACAGCGCGCAGCAATTCATATGCGTCGTCAAGCGCCCTTTCGATGTTGTATTCGCGGTCTGGGCTGGGTTCTTCGGGGCTATTCCGCGCTGCGTAGATGGTTGCGGCCATAAGGCCCAGTGTGTGGGTGTATTTCGGGTCCATTAAACTATCCTCTCTTGTTTGAGCCTCGTACCATACACGGACAGAAATGTTTGGCAAGCGACTGGACAATCTTTTTTAACGCGCTATGTCTACGGCATGACCGAAGCCGAAATCGAACGCTATTTCGTCTGGGCCGTCCGCCGCGCCGGCGGGCAGACGTACAAGTTCAAGTCCCCGACGCAGCGCGGCGTGGCCGACCGCATCGCCTGTATGCCAGACGGCGAGACATGGTTCGTAGAAATAAAAAAAATTGGCGGGCGCGTCTCGCCGTTGCAGCAGGTGTTTGCCCGCGACATGAGCGAGCTGCATCAGAACTACGCCTGCCTGTGGTCTAAAGAGGATGTGGACGCATGGCTGGTCTGACCCTACGCAAGCCGCGTATCTTGGACCTATTCTGCAAAGCGGGCGGCGCTGGGATGGGTTACGCCCGTGCGGGCTTTGATGTCGTAGGTGTCGATATTGCGCCGCAGCCAAACTACCCTTTTCAATTCTGGCAATACGACGCGCTGGCGGTCCTCCCGGCCTACATCGAGCAGGAGTACGACGCGGTTCACGCCTCGCCGCCCTGCCAGGCGCACAGCGCCCTGCGGACTGCGCCCGGCGGCAAGGCGCACCTGGATCTCATACCGCAGACGCGCGCGCTGCTACAGGCTACGGGTTTGCCGTGGGTGATTGAGAACGTCGAGGGTGCCCCTCTAGAGGCGCCGGCGGTGTTGTGCGGGTCTTCCTTCGGCCTGGGCTCCCAGGGCTGTGAGTTGCGCCGGCACCGGCTGTTTGAAACAAACTGGCCCCTCACCGCGCCTGCCTGCGCTCACTCCGACTTGCCGGTCATCGGGGTCTACGGGGGCCATGCGCGGCGGCGCGCGGCGTCCGCTGGCGGCAGGGGCACCAAAGACGTTTGGCGTGACGGCCACCGCGCCGCCGCGTCCGAAGCCCTGGGCATCGACTGGATGACCTTGGCCGAGCTATCAGAGGCAATCCCACCCGCGTACACCTACTGGATAGGTCAGCAACTTAGGCATGAAGTCGTGGGGCGCCGCGTATGACCCTCGCGCTGCGCCCCTACCAGGATGAAGCGGCGGACTTCCTGTTCGCGCGGGACCGCGCCATGATCCTGGCGCCAGTCGGCGCGGGCAAGACCGCCATTACCCTGACAGCAATGCACGACGCGATCCGCGAGGGCCTTGTGTCGCGCTGGCTGGTACTAGCCCCCAAGCGTGTGGTCCGGGATGTCTGGCCGGTCGAGCAGGCCCTGTGGGCGCCGGGGCTGACGCTGTCGGTCGCGCTGGGCACGCCCGCGCAGCGTAAGGCGGCGTTCGAAGCCGACACCGACGCCGTCGTGACGAACTACGACAACCTCCAGTCGCTGCCGGCGCTGTCCAGCTTCGACGGCATCGTGTTCGACGAACTGACGCGGCTGAAGAACCCGTCCGGCAAACGCTTCAAGGCGCTGCTGGCCAAGATCGACCAGTGCCGGGTGCGGTGGGGCCTGACAGGATCGTTCACCTCCAACGGCCTTGAGGATGTCTTCGGTCAGTGCAAGGTCATCGACCAGAAGCTGCTGGGCCGCTCCAAGGGCGCGTTCCTCCAACAGTACTTCGTGTGCATCAACCGCGACTTCGGCCAGTGGGAGCCTCTCGCGGGCGGTCTGGAGGCGGTCATGGAGCGCATCAAGCCCGCCACCTTCGTGCTGGAGCCGGGCGAGTACAGCGACACCCTGCCGCCGCTGCACACCGTCGAGTTGCGCTGCGACCTGGACGACCGCGAACCATACGAGAAGATGAAGCGGGACTTCCTGGTCGAGTTCGGCAGCGATCAGATCGTGGCGCTGAACGCTGCCGCGGTGACCAGCAAGCTCCAGCAGATGGCCGGCGGCTGGTGCTACGACTCGACATCGACGCCAGTGGATGGCGGTAAGTTCAAGGTGCAGAAGACGGCGCACTGGTTCAGCAGCCACAAGTTCGACCGGCTGGACGAACTGCTGGCCGAGAACCAGCGAGCCAACACCCTGGTGGTGTACAACTTCAAAGAGGAACTAGCCGAGTTGCAGCGCCGCTACCCGCAGGCGCAGACCATTGACGACGACCGCGCGACCGAGCGGTGGAACGCCGGCCAGATCGAACTGCTGCTAGTGCATCCCAAGTCTGCCGGCCACGGCCTGAACCTCCAGTACGGCGGCAGCAAGGTCGTGTTCGTGTCCCTGCCGTGGTCCCTGGAACTGTTCGAGCAGACCGTAGGGCGCCTGCACCGCAGCGGCCAGGCACATGATGTCTGGTGTTATGTCCTGATCGGTAATAAAACTATTGACGAACGGATCTGGGCGTCGCTGCACGACAAGCGCGCCGTGTCTGACTTGGCCCTAGAGGAACTGAAAAATGGACGTGGTTAACTGGCGCACACTGAACGCAGGGCTCATCGCCCTGCCAGAGGCCAAGGTCTTGGAGTTGCTGACCGCAGAACGTAAGGGCGCGCAGCGCCTTGTCATCCTGCGCCGGCTGCACCAGCGGTACAGCATCCTGCGCGCCGCGCGGGAACGGCAAGAAATCTACCTCGAAACCCTCTGAACAGGAGAGAAGACATGGAAGTTAAGGTTGACTCCTACAAGCCCGCGCGCGGATCAGCCGTGCGGGGTTACTCGATCTACGACGACGACAATCGGCTGCTCGCGTCTGGCAGCGGCTTCGTGACGCAAGCCTATCTGGATCAGGCCATCGCCATGCGTCTGCGGTCGCTGAAGGGTCTGCGGCCCCTGCGCCCCGCCTTCAAGGAGGCGTCGTCGCACTCGATGGCCATCGTCGAAAGGTGGAACAATGAGATTTATGGAAAGGTGACGAAATGAACATCCGTGACGTACTCCTGCCGTGGCTGACTATCAGCAAGCTGCGCGCCGAACTGTCGGGCCTTCACTCTACGGCCCAGTATCTGCAATCGCTGCTCGACGAGGCCCGCGCCCAGATCGCAAAGATGGACGGCGACGGTGATGGCCGAATTGGCGGCTCAAAGAAAAAGGTGACGAAATGAAACTGTACATCGCCATTGCGGCCCTGCTGCTGCCGGTCGCCCCGGCTCGCGCCGACAACACGTTCGTGTTCTGCCACCAGCCGTTCGCTCTGTGCGCCGCCTCTGGGGCTACGCTCACGGGCAAACAGATCGCGGTTAACGCCGCCAACGGCACGGTCGTCATGTACCCAGAGGCAGTGGCCGTCTGCCCCGTCCTGCACGGCCCGTCGATTGCGGACGTTGCCGGGGGCAACATGAAAGGCTCCTGCACCCAGCCGGGGCCGAACCAAGTCTGGTCGCTGTATCAGGTCCGCGAGAAGTTCGCTCAGGCCCCAACGTGGAAGCGCAACACGCCTGCCGTCCCGCGCACCTTCGTGACCGGGGGCACCCCTACCACCAGCATCAGCAATATGTTCAGCTTCGCTTGCACAAAAACCAAGCGGGCGCATCTGTTTGGCCCGATGCTGGCTAACTGCTACGGCCCGGTCAGCGAGGATGTACAGGGCGCTCCGGTGGCCGTGGGGACCAAGGTCGTCACCCAGGCCCCGGTTGGCGCTACCTATTCGGTCGGTGGGCCTGTGCCATGAAATACGGACCAGAAACCGCCACCGTCGAGGCGTTCCTCCAACACCTCAGGGCGATAACGCCAGAGCAATGGCGGAAAGCAAATGCCGCACGGGATGCCGCAGGGGATGCCGCATGGGCTGCCGCACGGGCTGCCGCAGGGTATGCCTCATGGGCTGCCGCAGGGGATGCCGCACGGGCTGCCGCACGGGATGCCGCATGGGATGCCGCACGGGATGCCGCAGGGGTTGCCGCAGGGGTTGCCGCATGGGCTGCCGGATGGGCCGCTAGTGAAATCCAAGGCGCGGCCCTGATGCGGGAGCGGGGCCAGCCGTTTTTCTTCCTGCCGATGTTTGGGTTTGCGGACCCGGAAGCGGTGGTTAGCGCATCCCGTTCCGCAGGGTAGCCGCCAGCAGGGCGGTGACGGCCATCTGGGCAGCTTGCACGGCGGTAGCATCGCCGACCGCGTAGGCTGCTCCAGCGCCGATCACGGCGAGGGCGGCAGTGACGTAGGTCTTCTTACCTTTGAGGAATCCCATAGCAGTTCTCCTTATGGATATTTGCCCCACGGCAATTGCCAATGAGGGCCGTCTTTGAAACGAATCCAGTCCCCGCCCCATTCAACCGGGACGCCTATTTCCTTGGACGCGGTTTTCATAACCTTGGCAAGCCGGTGATAGAGCGGCCAGTCCCAGCGGATCTCGCCTTCGACGTACGGCGCGATGTCTACCGCATGTCCGCTCAAGTGCCGGGAGTTCAGGGTCTTGGACGCACCGGACGCCACTAGCTGTTTCTGGCGCTCCAACGTCCGCACACCCTCGATGATGCTGAAGTCCACATCCGTTATCTCGATGGCGCGGTACAGCACCTTCTTCAGCGCGGGATGCACTCCTGTCATTTTCTTAACAGACTTAATCCCGAAGCTGTAGGCCATGTCAGACACGCATCTTCAGGACGATGCCCAGCAGCATCAGGAAGATGCCGCCGACGCCGCCCATGAGGGTGGCCTCCATGCGCTTCAGGCGGGCGTTAATGCCCGCGTAGCGTTCGGCACAGACGGCCTCGTGGGTGTTGAGTCGGGCGTCCACTTCGCGGGCATCCGGTTCCATACGCCTTACCTTGCCATTGCATTACGGTTGTCCGCCGCTGGCGGCGCCATAGCGTTGGGTGGCCGCACAGCCGCTGCGCCGCTGCCTGCGGTAGTTGCGGACCAGAAGCGGGGGTTGCTCAGGGCGCGCGCCGCTGCCGCTCGATCTCTCGAGGGCAACTGCGCGATCAGTTCGACGGCGCTCTTGCCCGACCGGAAGCCCTCAACAAGCGCCGTCTGAATCTGCGGCGCGATGTGCTGCTCAGTCAACGCGTTTATGAGTTCGCCCGTGTACGCGACTTTAGGTGTGATCCACCGGGCCAAAGTACGAACGGTCTTCGAGCCCAACCCACCCTCACCCGACAGAAGCGCTTTGGCAGCGTCGGCACCGCGGCCCGCTGCCTTCGTTATGTCCGCGTCGCGGGTGACTTGGCGCCCAACCTCCTGCATCGCAGGCAGGCGCGACGGCGCACCTTCGTCCGCCGCCATCTGCTTGACGAAGTCGAACGAGCCAGGGCCGAACACATCTTCAACGACCTTAAGATCGCTTTCTTTCACACCCTTCAAGAGTTCGACGTACGCCGCCGGGTCCGCGCGGTATATCTCTAACGCGCGCGCGGCCACCTGCTGCCGTTCGATCTCGCGCGCGCCAGAGGCGTAGGTCTTGAGGTAGTCCGTCCAGCCCTTACCGCCAGCGTTTTCAATAGCCTGGTCGATCAGCGGGTTTATCTCTTTAAGCAGGGACGCCGTACGCTGTTTTGCGGCGTCTCCAACCACACCCGAATCGTTCAACAGGCCCGTTATAGTATCGTTAACCGTCGTTTTGCGGAACTCGTACAGGTCACGGGCGTCCAAGACGCCGTTGTTAATCTCGGCCAGATCGCGCAACTGCTGCCCAAGGCTCGTAAGGGTGCCCTTGCGGATGGGGTTCGCGCGGTCGCCCGGCCTGTTAGCCAGGGTGGTTAGCCGGTCAACAATCGGGTTGTGATCCAGCACTTCAATGCCCGCAGCCCTTAGCTCCGCAATCTTGCTTTCCGTCGTGCGCGCGGCTTTGCCTGCCGCAACGCCTGCGGCGGTCGCGCGGTCCCGCCCCTGCTGCGCGAGCCCGGCCTTAGCTCCCAGTTGGTTGAGAACCTCTAGGGGAACTTCAGGGCGCTCTAGCCTACGGTACAGCGCCTCGTCGCTATATTGTTCAGAGACGCGACCCGCAACTCCCCGGTCGTTAATCGTGCGCTCTGCGAGCGGTTCGGCGACAGCCGTAATGTCTTCGTTTCGGGCTTGTGACCTTCTCTGGCGCGTTGCCTTAGCCTCAAGCGGCGGGATTTGCTGGCCTAGGTTAGCTTGGCTCAACGCCTGCTCCCGCTCAAGCCGTGTCATGGCGTTAAGATTGGAACTGTTGGCTTCGGCTGCTGTGCGCGCCGCAGTAGCTGTGTTGCCGCCGGCGGCGGTCGCCAGCACGTTCTCGCGGGCGGCGTTCTGGCCTTCGGCCAGACGCCCAAAGACGGGAGCGCCGGCGCCTTTTTCTACCGTCTCGCCCAACGCCATGATGGCGTCTATGTTCGCTGACGACAGCTTCGCGTCTTCAAGCGCCTGGCGGACTGTGACGCCGTCAGGCGCATCCCGCAGAACGCGTATGACTTCGGCCAGATCCGCGCCCGCAGCTTGCCGGAACAGTTCCGCCGCGCGCGCGCCGCCCGCCGTGCCTTTAACGAGGTCGTAAGTGTTTAGCAGGGTGTTGCCGACGATGTTCGCCGCCTTAGCGCCCGCAGTCGGGATGAGCGCGCCGAAGATGGCGCCCGTAGCCATATCCTCCGGGTTGACCGCTGCGGCTCCGACCGCGCCCGTGGCCGCGCCAGTCCCGCCGCGCACGGCGAGATCCGCAAGGCGCGTCGCGGCTTTAGGCGCTGCGGCCGTCCCGG